TCTTGCTCGACAATCTCCATGCTCTCATCAGACATGAGCATTGCTAACTCGTCATCTGACAAGTCGTAGTAACGCTCTTTGGTAATGTCTTCTTTGTCTTCCCAGAAAGCCTTAACAATGCCATTCTTTTGCAAGAGAGCATCTTTAAACCAGTCGTGCAGAATGGCTACGCCTTCGTTGTCCCTGTTGAACACCCAATTGCAGTAGTCTGTGGCTTGCTTGGCAGACGCTTCGTCTTGCGGGCCTTGTGGCTCAAAGACTACTATATTGTCTGAGCCTGTGAAAATACGAACAAGCGATGGCAAAGCACCATCAATAGCTTCTGCTACCTCACCAGTAACAATCTGTGACTTACCCTCTGTCTCATTGCCATATGGCTGACGCAAATAGGCTTGTAACGCTTGCTTGCGTTGGTCAACTGTTTCTGTCTCTATGTAACCGATAGCATCGTCAATCTCTGCTTGTAGAATTGACTTCAACTCGTTCTGTGCCATGTGTATCCTTCGGAGGGCGACCGATTTTAGGTCTTGGTGAGGATTGTAATCCTTTTACCACATTTTCCAACATTTCGATACGCTTTTCAAGTTCTTTTACTTTTGGGGCTAGATTTACCCCTTGTGGAGTTATATACATTAGACAATCCATTTCGGTGTTTGGTTAATCGGTTTAGACCATGTACTGTGACCTTCATCAAGTCCAAGGGCTAAGTATCTAAATGAGTCAGAACCATGTGAAGACCAATCGTGAAGTGGTCTTTCATAGAAAATCTTACGCTTCTCATCGTAGTCTCTGCGGTAGTTTCTCAAGCAATTTAGCCCTGTTTGCACCTTTGGCACATTAAACCAACACCTTGGCAATAACCTACGCACAGCCTGAATCCCATCGTCTAAGCCCATACGAGGCGCAATCTTTATCTCTAGTCCTGCTTCCTCAAGCATCTCTAATCGGCTCTTACCTGACCCCAACTCTCTCACCCTAACGTCATGGGGCAAGATATGCTCTGCTTTGGCATAGTCGTTATCTCGAATCCACTTCACATAGTGGTCTAAGCCTACGCCATGATTCTCGTAATAGTCGATTAGGCGCACCTCAGTACCCACTAACTGAGCAACCCAGATAGATGTAGAGTCACCCATACCCAAGTCCCAAGCAGTAAAGGTACGGCTTAGTTCCTCTCTGGGTATCTCTTGCATATGCTTCTTGTCTTCCAGTTCGTTCAGGATTTGCCCATAGTACGAACCTTCTACAGCAGCGTCAAAGCTACACTCAAACTCTTGGCGGAACTTATCCTCACCCATCTCATTACGAGCAGCCTTCAGTTCTGTTTCATCCACTACCCCTGTTTCAGAGGCTTTAAACTCAAGCAGACCCCAACCTTCCTCTTTCTCAGCCCTGTCTCGTAGTTCTTTGAAGTGGTTGTGTCCTTTAGGTGTACCAATGAACAAGCACCAACCCTTCCTGTCGGCTAATGCAGGGCGAACGATATCAGTCCAAATCTTAGGATTCTGGTCACCAATCTCGTCTAGGATTACCCCATCAAAGTACTGACCACGCAAGGCTTCAGGGTTATCAGAACCATAAAGCTGGATACGCCTATCCCAAAAGTCAACTCGCAACTCAGAGATATTGCTAGAGCCTCCTAATGGGTCAGCATACTTCACCAGATAGTCCCAAGCTACCCTCTTAGCCTGTCCATAGGTAGGCGCAATGTAAGCATATCTAGGTGCTTCCTTCTGGTTAAGGATAGCGTCCTTGATGATGTGGTTAATCGCAGAGACAGTCTTGCCCATTCGCCTATGAGCAACAACAACGCCAAAACGCTTACTGTCCATTAACTCATGGATAGCAATTTGTTGTTCTCTGGGTTTATATGGGATTTCGATTACTTCTGCCATTGGACGCTTATCTGAATGTCTTTACCTTCTTCTCCAGTTACCTGAAGTGGCAAGACTTTACCTATAAGTCCCATGAAAGCCTGTGGATGGCTCTCGGCTTTTCCAACCAAATAGTCAACGCCACCTGATTTGTCTAATGCCTCCAGAATCATCTCTCTAAGGATTGCATTGCCCCTATCAAGACTTCCTTTAGGTCTTCCTGCACCTTGTCGTGCGCCACCTCTATTTGAAAGGTTTGATTGTTTTTCAATCATGTATCACTCCACTATGGGTTGGTGAAAGTTGGTTAGTATTTACTGACCTAGCAGACTTGGCATCAGTTCATAAATCTTTTTACGCTGTTCTTCATCTGCTAGTAGTCCTAATGGTAACACACCAGCTAATAAGTCTGGAGGCGCAACACCTCTTTGCAATGCTGTCTCGGTATCTATTCTGAAAGGGTCAAAAGCAGCAAACCTTGAACGAATTTGGTCTGGGCTAAAAGTCAATCGCTCTTTATCTACATCAAAACCAGAATATCCACTTTTTAAGATAAAGTTCTTCTCGAGCCATGTCGAATATATTTGCTCTGGTGTCAGAGTCTGCATAGTTACCTCTAGACACCATCGGAAGAATTCGAACATCTTGAATTCCACCATATTTCTCTGCATATTTAGCTTCTGGACTGGTATAAATTCCAGCCCCCATTTTACCTCTACTAGATGGTCTAATAGAAGTAAAATCTTCAGGAACATTAGTTGCGTGATACTGAGGGATTTCTAAATCAAACCCCATCGCCTTTGCTCTCATCTCTGGCGTATTGTCTTTAGGAAGTCCTAGACCTCCTTCCTCAATAGGTAGGGCAGCGTTTCTTTGGGCTGTATCTAGTGCTTCTTGCTGTGGATAACTTGGCTTTGGCTCAAGTTTGATTGGCACACCAGATTTCCCAGATGGGATACGAAAATCCATGCGTCCACTTGGAAACTCATCATCAAGAATAAGTTTTTCAGGATTGATACGGACAGGAACTACAGTATCACCATAACCAGTATTCGGCTCTTTTTCTGTAGTCACATAAACATCAGGCTCACCAGCAGATTTCAACTTCTTAGTTGATGTAATTTGTTCTGCTGCTTTTTTATTTGTATGGTGATAAACAGTAACAGTTCCATCAGCGTTCAATGGTAAACCTGTTAGCTCATCTACTTTTGCAATATTCTTAACGCTTGCGCCTACTGGTAAACCCTTAGTAGCCTTACCTAGCAATCCTGCAACTGGTGCAACTGTCATAGCAGCTTCTACTGCTTCAGCACGAGGCTTAGTAGTCATGCCACTACCAGTAGTCAATGGCTCACCATAAGCCATTCTTTCCATTGTCTGTTGGACAGCAGGAACTCCCAAGAGATTCATTAGCATCTCTACTGGAGGATTCTCATAACCAAACGGCTTTGCCCCAAACTGTTGGACTTTTTTTAGTCGGTCAGCAAGTAAACCCATTACTGGGTTGACCATTGGAGTAGCCCTTAGTTCAGCCATTATTTCATTCTGCCCATCTTACGAGCAGCTTTCGAAATAGCAATGGCAACGGCTTGTTTAGGATTCTTCACAACCTTGCCACCTTTGCCAGAGTGCAGTTCACCCTTGCCAAATTCGTGCATGACAGTAGCCATCTTAGCTTTGCCAACTTTGTTCATCTTAGGAGTTTTCATAGTTTCACCATTTCACTTTGTTAGCTTTATATGATTGAAGTCTTGCTATAACCAAATCAATATCATCACCAAGTTTACCAAGAGCAGCATTACATTGAACGCATAAAGCCCCACGATATATACCAGTTTCATGGCAATGGTCTAAGCATTTTTTTGATTTAACAAAATCACTTCCGCAGATACCACAGTTAATTTCATTATTAAAAGACTCAATTTCTTTATCGGAAAGAATTGCACCACGAAAAGCCCAGTTATGTTTTTTGGAAATACCAGACTTCCATCTAAGTGCATTGTATTGTGTTTTTACATTGTCTTTATTTGCATGAAAACAAGACGCACAATATTCAGTAACTGTATGTTTCCGTACAATTTTCCCGCATGATTTACAGTTTGATTTTTCAGCAACTACCATTTGATTTTATTACTCCACCAAGCCGCTGACATTTTTCCTTTTTCAATATTTTTTTGATGACGAGCCTTAAATGCTTCGTTACGCTTAGTGCCATCAGGAGAGCCTTTAACGCCTTGTTGACCAAAGCGAATAAGCTTTACATCCTCACCAGACTTAGCCAATACAGCATGAGACTTTGTTGGATGGTCAGGAGTCCTCTTAGGCTTGTTATAGCCTGAAAACTGCTCTGTTCCTCGCTTAATCACTTTTTGCCCTTCTGAGCATAAAACTTATACGCCATGCTTTGCCAGCCATTAGCTCTGGCTTTTTCTTCAACCTTTTTCTTGGCTTCAGCAATCTCTTTTTGAGTGTATTGCTTCTGGTTAGTAGTACCCAATTTGTTTCTCCTAAATAGTACAACCAATATGATGTGTACGCTTTGCTATC